ACTAACGCTACAAATAACAGAGATTTATATCTTAAATTATTTTCTGGCGAGATGTTTACTGGCTTCCAAAGGGAGACCATAGCTAGAGATCTTGTTATGAAGCGTACACTTACCAACGGTAAGAGTTTGCAGTTCATCTATACTGGACGCACAAGTGCGGAATACCACACCCCTGGCAACAGTATATTAGGAAACTCTGACAAAACTCCTCCAATAGCGGAGAAGACAATTACAGTTGATGATCTACTCATCAGTTCTGCATTTGTTTATGAGTTAGATGAGACACTTTCTCATTACGAAATGAGGGGAGAAATTTCCAAGAAAATTGGATATGCTCTTGCTCAAAAGTATGATAGACTTATCTTCAGAGCTATAGCAAAAGGTGCTAGACAGGCTAGCCCAGTATCACTCAGTGGTTTCGTAGAACCAGGTGGTACACAAGTTCAAGTTGGTGCTGGTTCAAATGCTGATGATGCTCTTAATGACGGTCATCTTGTAACAGCATTTTATGATGCAGCAGCAGCACTAGACGAAAAGGGTGTATCTGATGACGGAAGAGTCGCAGTACTAAACCCACGTCAGTACTATGCTCTTATACAAGGTGCAAGTAACAACGGACTAATTAACAGAGACGTACAAGGTACATCTTTACAAAGTGGAAATGGTGTAATTGAGATTGCAGGTATAAAAATCTACAAATCAATGAACGTTCCATTCTTCTCTAAGTATGGTACTAAGTATGCTCCATCTTCTGGTGCATCAGCTGCTACTGACCTTGATACAATAGATCCTGGAAATACAGGTTCATTCGTATCTGAATCAGTTGAAACAGCTACAGCAGTTACAGGTAACAACTACGGTACTCGTAACAACTACGGTGCTTCTACTGCTTTCGCTAACACATGTGGATTAATCTTCCAAAGAGAAGCTGCAGGTGTAGTAGAAACAATAGGACCACAGGTACAGGTAACATCTGGCGATGTGTCAGTTGTATATCAAGGCGATGTCATCCTAGGAAGACTAGCTATGGGAGCAGATTTTGTTAACCCTGCAGCTTGTGTAGAATTGTTCGCAGGAACAACTACAAAGCCAAGTGCATTTGGTACAACATACCCTGCAAACGGTTAATTTTATTTTTTATATGGGGGCTTCGTGTCCCCCTTTTTTTTATGTCAGCAATAACTTACGGAGTGTCTACCGAAATAGATGCTGTAAACTCAATCCTGATGAGCGTTGGAGAATCCCCAGTTAACACTTTAGAGGTTCAAAGCCCCGAAGTGGTTATAGCACAAAAGACTCTAAGGCAAGTCTGCCGTGAGATACAAGCTGAGGGCTGGTCATACAACACAGAGAATGAGTACCCTATAAATCTTGATACAAATAATCAATGTATTATACCAAACAATGTTTTACAAATAGACCTTAATATCTTTCAACACGGTAAAGATTTTGATGTAGTCAGACGTAGTGATAATGGAATTATGAAAGTATACGATAAAAAAGGACATACTTTCACTTTTGAAAATTGTAGTAAATTATATTTTGATATTATATGGATGCTAAGTTTTGAAGATCTACCTCAAGTTTTTAAAGATTATATTACTGTTAGAGCTACTAAACTGGCTTCTAATCGTATGGTAAATAATCCACAATCTGCTCAATTACTTGAATCAGATGAGGCACTTGCGAGGGCTTCAGCTTTAGAATATGAAAGCAAACAAGGAGACCATAATATATTTAATGATTATCAGTATCAACACGATGCTAACACCGTGTATAAACCATTTAAAGTATTAAGAAGAATGTAATGGCAGCAGTAAATCAACGTATCCCAAACTTTCTTGGGGGTGTATCTCAACAACCAGATAAAATAAAATTTCCAGGACAATTAAGGGCGTGTGATAATGCTGTTCCAGATATAACATTTGGTCTTAAAAAACGTCCTCCTGCAGAATTTGTAGCTAACCTTAGTGGTGCAAATAATTATGGAAAATGGTTTGAGATAGTAAGAGATGATGATGAAAAATATATATTTCAAATTACGGGCGATCAAGCAATCCCTTTAAAAATATGGGATATTAATGGTACTCCACAGACTTTAAACTATAATAGTCAAGGTGATCTTAGTTACTTATTTAATATTATAAGTGCAAATCAAACTGAATACTCTGTAACTACAATACAAGACTACACACTGATTGCTAATAAAAACGTAACTGTAGTTGAAGAATCTACTACTGCACCTGCACCACTACACAATGGTGATTATTCATATGTAAGGCTAGATACGATTGCTTATAATACTGAGTATGTTTTGTATAGTACTTCAAGTACAACAACTCCACCTAATCCTAACACATACTATAGGGCTACTTCTTTAAAAGTAGACTTTCTTGGGCCACCAGCTACAGGTACTAATGCAATAAATCTTGCTGGTTCAACATGGGGAAACCCTGAAGCAGGTACATCATTTGCTGCATCTGCACCTTTTTCATTTTCTGGTGGTGATAATGTTATACTTACTGGAAATTTATTTACTGACCATTTAGGTAATAATTTAGGTGCTAGTAATATTTTAGATTCTAACGGAAATAATATTACTGAAAATCTTGAGGGTAGTTTACAAGTAAATGGTGTTGCTTATATTGCTACTAACGATCCACAATATGATGGTTCTGGTACTCAAAATGCATCAACTTTTTTAGGATATACACAAGATTATGACAACCGTTACACTGCTACAATTACACTTACAAATGGTGGTTTAATTAGAGAAACCAATCAGACAGCTGCAGAAGATAAGTATATATCTATATTTACAGGTAAAGGTACTCCTAATCAACAACAGTATCGTATTTCAGTAGAGTCTGTAGAACCTGTGACAACATATCGAGATGTAGCTAGCATAGGCTATTTTAAAACTCCTAAGAATCCTGACGAAGGTATTTTATCTATGTCAACTATTTTAAATGGATTAGCTGCGTCTGTTAATGCAAATATGACTGGTGTAACTGCTGAAGTTATAGGTAGTGGATTATTTCTTTATGGTACAAATGCAAAAAATGTAAACTTTCTTGGTGGTGCTGTAAACGAAAACATGAGTGTTATATCTACAAAAGCACAAGATGTTAGTAGACTACCAGCTATGAATAAACATGGATATGTAGTTGAAGTATCAAATGATTCTGATGTAGAAACTGATAATTATTATCTAAAATTTGTTGCTGACAATGGTATTAGTGGAACTGGTAGTTATGAAGAAACTATAAGACCTCATAACTTTCATGGTACAGGTACAGATCAACAAGTAAAGTTACGTTTAAATCCTAACTCAATGCCACACGCTTTGGTAAATAACCGAAACGGCTCATTTACTTTTATTAGATTAAATGAAACTAACGCTAATATACTAGGTAATGAGAATTACTGGAAAGATAGACAAGTAGGTGATAATGTATCAAACCCTTTTCCATCAATAGTTGGTAAACAAATAACTAATTTATTTTTTCATAGAAATAGATTAGGTTTAGTGGCTGATGAACAGATATTAATGAGTCAACCTGGGTCGTATTTTAATTTAGGTATTGTATCAGCTATAGCAGCTAGTGATGATAACCCAGTAGACATTAGTGTATCAGATGTAAAACCAGCATTTATAAGACACACATTACCTATAAATAAAGGTATAATGATGTTTAGTGATAATGCTCAATTTTTATTATTTACAGAATCTGATATATTTAGTCCTAAAACTGCTAGGTTAAAAAAAATAGCAAGCTATGAATGTGATGCAGATATACAACCCTTAGATCTTGGTACATCCGTACTATTTACATCTAGTGTTGCTGCTCATTCTAGAGCATTTGAGGCTGTTATAGTAGATGATGATACTCCTGCTCAAATTATAGAACAGACGAGAGTAGTACCAGAGTTCTTACCAAAAGATATAACTCAATCAACTAATTCAAAAGTATTGGGTATTACTACGTATGGTAAAAAAGATACTGATAATTTATATCATTATAAATACTATAATGCTGATAATAAAAGAGAACAATCTGCGTGGTATACTTGGTTAATAAAGGGTCAACTACAACATATGTTTTATACAGCTAGTAGTTTTTTTACAGTCACTTATTTTGAAGGTACGTATAGACTAGCAAGATATGAGTATATGACTGAAACAACAGCTAATGGTAGTTATACAATAGATGATGGTACTACTCAAAGCCTTCCTGATGCAATTACTACTGCAAGGTCTTTTGAGGCACATTTAGACTTTATGGTTTTACCAAATAGTATATTCGGTACTGAAAATCCAGACCAAACCTCAATAAATGTACCATACACAATTAGTAGTACTAATAGCCCAACTAATTTTTACATGGTTGGTTTATCTGGTACTGATGCTTTCGGTGAATCTATTGCTGGTATGGTAAAAACAGCTGATTCTGTATCGGGTACTAATGCTATTTTTAATGACGTAGTTTTATCTAGCACAAACTCTAAAATTGCTGTAGGTTATGGTTATGCAAGTATGATTGAATTACCTACATACTATATGAATTTAGGTGAAAACTCTTATGATTTAAATGGTGATTTACGTATATCTGGTATAAATTTTGAATTAGGTTACGGTGGTCTTGTACAGTTTTCGGTAAAATCACCATATGAATATGTTGATGCTAATGGTAATATTGTTAAAGATATAGATGATTATAACCAACTTGGAAATGGCATGACATCTGATTCTAGTCAACTTAATACACACCCTACACAATTAACGAGTTCTTTACGATTACCAATACAACGTAAGAATGATAAATATATTTTACAAATATTTTTTAACACCCCTTTTTCCACCGCCTTAATCTCAGCAAGCTGGGACGGCATTTATAACCCAAGACGACATGTACGTAGGTAAGTATATTCAGCCTTGCACTCCAGAGTTAGCTTTGGAGGTAGGGCTGAACTTACGTTTTGAAGATAAACGTGAGGCAGAACAAACAACAGGATTGCATGCACCCGCAGCGGTAGTGCAAGCACATCTCAATTCTACACATTCTGTGTTTTTTAAGGTTCCCAACGGCAAGACTGCTGGAGTGGCAGGAGTAACCTCTTCACATGCAATATGGATGTTATGTACTGATGCTAGTACAGAGTATCCACATACATTTGTAAAAGAGGCTAAACGCTGGATAGCCAGCCTATCTAATCCTTATTTACACAATTATGCAGACATGCGTAATGAGCAACACATTAAATTGCTCAAACTGCTAAAGTTTAACTTTTTAAATTACACAGTATACAACAATGTACCATTAATAGAATTTTATAAATTATGTGTACCCCAGCATTAGCTTTCGCTGGTATAAGTGGTGTCGGCTCTGCGATAGCAGATCGCCAAGCAAAGATGGCACAATACCGAGCACAGAAAGCAGCGGTAGATAGATCAAACTACATGGCAAGGCAGGACTATCTTAACAAAATACAAATATCTGCCTTCAAAGATCAACGAAAAGCTGATTTATTTAAAGCACAATTAGAAGCCCAAGCTGCATCAGTAACAGCGATGCACAGGCAGAAAGATATTAACCAATTAGAACAAGCAAGAGCTTCAACAGCAAACCAATTAAAACTACAAGAAAAAGTTGCAGAGGCTCAATTTGAAGGGCAAGAAAAATTAGCAGAGTCTATACGAGCACAAGGTACAATATTAGCAAGTGGTATGTCAGCAGGACAATCTACTATGCTAACCCTTACTGATGTAGAACGTCAATTAGGTCAGTCACAGGCTGCAGTAAATGCAAGTTTATTTAATGCAAGGCAGTCATTTGGCTTACAAGAATACAACACACTTCTTAGTCAGTATGCTGCAGATTCCCAAGCATTTAATAACGTCATAGCTGCACCTATGACTCCAGAGGCTTCCTTTAAGACTGTAAGACCAGTCAAGATGGCAGCACCTGAAAAACCAGGCATGTTAGGGTCGATTATGACAGGCTTTAGTGCAGGAGTAAAAACTGGATCTGGGATTGGGCATTCTAATCCAGATTTACCTTGGTGGAGTACTAAATCATAATGGCAAAAGGATTTCGTAGACAAGGTGAGTGGCAAGTTGGATTTACCCAACGAAAAATTGCTGACATCACTAAGAAAAAATTACAAGAAGCAAAACTACTTGAAGCATCTCAAAAAGAACAGGTTGCTGAAAGAGTTAAAAATGCAAACGAACAAGCACAAGAAGAACAACGTCAAACAAATAACATTATTAGAGTATCTAATTACGAAGCACAATTAGCTAGTAATTTTAGTAATACTTTACGAGACTTACTTACAAACACCGTACCTAGTTTAGCTAAAGATGCTATGGACTATAATCGTGCTGCTGGAGCTGCAGCTAGGATGGAAGAAGAGTTAGAAGTAGATCCACCTCCAGATGAAGAGGAAGTTGAACTTACTGGTTTTGATGCAGTTAAAGCTGCTGGAGATCAACAACTTAGTATTACTAAAACAGGTAATGATTTAGCTACTAAATTAGAAAATAGTAATGACCCATTTGGTAAGGAAAAAGCTAGAAAGGTAAGAGGTATATTTTCTGGTGCATTTAATTATGGCTATGAGGTTAGAGATAAAGCACTTAAGGTAGAAGGATTTAGTGCTCATTTTGATAATGAGTTACGAACAAATAGTACAGAATTAGTTGATAACAATGGTGTACAGTTTGCAATAAATGATCCTAACCTAACTAAAAATCAACTAGCTGTAGCTGGTAACTATATATTAGGTCAATGGCGAGATGAAAATAGAAGTAATTTAAGTGATGTAAGTGTTGATAAGTTACTTGTAAAACCAGCTAGAAAGGTATTAAAAACTAATTTAAAAGAACGCTTTACAGCTCTTGATAATGAGTTTGCTGCTAGTCAAGTTGAAGGTACAAAGCTACTACTCACCAACTCCTTAGATAATGTTCCAGGAGCACCAGAGTTATCTGAAATGCTAAACAGTTACGTTAGTTTAGTTAGACCACATCTCAAAGCAACAAAGGACTCATCTATTGGTAATCAAGCTATAACACAAATAGAAGATCTTATTAAAGATGCTTTTGCTCGTTCTAATAATCCAGACTTATTACATAAAAGATTGAATTATGCTTTGTCTATAAAAGGTGACACACCTGCAGGATTTAAGAGTCTAGCAGACTTACACCCAAATAGATTTAGCACTACATCAATTACAATGCTAAAACAGTATGCTGTATCAGAAAACTATAAACGTAGTAAAAGTTTTCAAACAGCTAATGTAGAAACAAGTGTAACTAATTATATACAAGAACAAAGAGATCTACCTAAAGAAGAAAGAGCAACAGAAAGTGATAAACTATCTTTTGCTGGTGAGTTACTTAAGAATAACCCTCTAGCGTCAAAAGCTGCTATTGACAATGTAAGTAGATTATTTATAGATCCAGTAGATGCTTATGACACAGTAGGTGTTTTAAAAGGTAAAATAGAAGATCAAGGTGCGTTAACTGCTGAAGATATATTAGATCCAACACTAGACTCAGATGTAGTTAAGGCATATTTAGAACAACAACCAGATGTACAGGTATTAGATCAACTATATCCAGAGTCTGAAAAGAAAGATGTAGAAGATCAAGCTAGATCATTTGAAAAGTTTTTAGTTGGTAAATCTAAAGCATACACAATAGATGTATATGGTAATGTAGACGACTCTTCTGGTACATTTGGTCAAGCATATACTAGATTTATGTCTGAGATAAAGAATAATGCTTACAAAATACAAGCTGCTGCTAAAAATGAAGGTCAATCTTTAACCTTTGGTCAAGCCTTACGTGAAGCTGATCGTCAGATGAGAGGTTTAATAAATGAAGGTATTAGAGATGAAACTAGCATTTATTATGTTAATACCAATGGAACTGGTATAGAGGGTGGTTTCCAAAATGCAATAAAGGATAGAGGTTTACCAACATATCTAAAACCTGTAAACGTCAAAGAGATGATAGCAGAAATTAAGGGAAACGACTTAACTGTAGAAGATCAAATAACAGAAAAGGTAGAGTTAGATGATGGTGGTATGTTAACAGATCCAAATGTAGCTCGTGTAGCACAGGTAATGAAAGTACCAGAGTATGACTTTTCTAAGTATCAGTCTAAAGCATTTGGTCTTGACTTTGGTTATGAAGCACCTATAAACTATGAAGCACTAAAAGATTTACTACACAACTCGGAAGGTGCTAACGTACTGTCAGATTTACAGTCTAAAGGTAATACAAGTATTAAAGCTATAGATCGTACATTTAATGATTTCTATGGTCTTAATCATAAGAGTCTTACCAACGCATGGAAAGGTATGAATTTTGAGTCTGTAATTAGAAATGAAGTTACAGCTAAAGGTTTAGAACTTGATGCGGGTGAGTTAGCACTGGTAGATGGTAAAAAACATGTAGGTCATGCTCTAGTAGGTATATCTAAAAAAGGTGAGTTTGGTGCTGTTAGAAAACCAGGAGAGGATGGTACGTTAGAGGGTGCAAGTGTAGTACATACAGGAGTAGATGTAGGTACGACTGGAACTACAGGTTTTCATACTGCATTTAATATGCAAGAGGGTGTAGTTGTTGCTAATGCAAGCCACCCTAAATATGGTGTTCATATTGATATACAAGATAAAGATGGAGTTGTTTATAGATTTGCACATTTAAGAAACTATAACCCTGCACTTAAAGTAGGTGCTCCATATAACGGAGAAATTATAGGTGAAATAGGTAACACAGGTGTAAGTTCAGATGAGCACTTACATTTTGAAAAAATTGTAGATGGTAAACAAATAGATCCTACAGAGGATTTAAGCAAGTTAACTATTGGAAAAAGAATTGAACCTACTATTGGTAAATATCCAATCACAAAAAGAATGTTAGCACGTCTAGCAGGTGACAAAGGAGAAGAAAATCCAGTACGTAATCTAAATATTGCTAAGGCAATAAATCGTTATAAAAATGATGAGTTAGTACAAAAAGATGTATGGGACTATCTTAATAAAGTATCTTGGAACGCAGCTATGCGTAAATCAAATGGAGATACGTATATGGCTACTAGATACCATGTAGCATATATATTAAGAGGTAATATGGATTTGTACAACCTTCCTACAATACGATCTTTTTCTAATAAGTATATACACAAACTTAGAACACAAGGAATCTTAGATTAATGGATGAAAAACTAGAAAATTCGATGCCTATGGGTGGCGAAGGTGACATAGTTGAAGATGAAGAGTTAGAGCTACCTAATTTATCGGATGTAGGTAGCCCTCAACTAGAAGCTCTAAAACAAAGTCAAGAGGGTGGAGGTATTCTCAATCAACTTAACGAAGGTATAGAAGCTGCAGGTGCTCAAGTTAGAGACTTTATTGACAATACATTTCAAGGAGATCAAAGATCTTTAGAAGAAATAAAAGAAGATCGTCAAGTTATTGCAGATGAAGGTAGACAAAAATTAGATGAATCTCAACAAGTTCTTAATGCGTCTACCAACCCTGTAGCTGAAGGTGTTAGATCTACCGTAGGCGGTGGTATAGATGCTGTAGAAAGTGTAGGTAGCTTTTTAAAACTATCAAAAGATACTATGGATACAGGTCTTAACACAGTATTAGGTAAGGCTGTAGATCCAGAAACAAATCCTTTTAGTGAGGAGTATCAAGGTGGGAGTTACTTTGAAATACCAGATATTTATGAACCAGAAAACACTACAAACATTGGTAAACTTGCTAGAGGTTTAGTAGAGTTTGGTTTACTAACTAGATGGACAGGTGGTGTTGGAGGTCTTGGTGTAGCTAAGACAGGTCTTACAAAAGCCCCGCTAGTAAGATCAGCTGGAGCTTTTATAGCAGGTAACAAACCACTACAGTTTTTAGCAGCTGGCGGTAAAATATCTGCTGAGGGTGCGTTTGCAGAACTTATATCAGAATCATCAGAATATGCTAATATTGCTAACTTAGCACAAGATTTTACACCTTGGTTGCTACCTGGAATTATGGAAAGGTTAGCTATAGATGAAGATGACACTGCATGGGAAGCTAGACTAAAGACTGTAACAGCAGGAGCTGGACTTAATCATATAGGTTATTTTTTTAGTGGTTTAATTCGTGGTGGTTTTAAAACTGCACGTACCACAGCTAGAGAAGCTATTAAGAAAGGTAAGTCAGTGCAAGATGCTATAAAACTTGGTAATGATGCTGGTACTAAAGAATTTAAAAGTGCCATGCTTGAAGAGGTTTTAAATGCCGAAAGAGGTGCAAATAAATTAGCAGAGGTCAAACTTAACCAAGGTGTTGGTATTGACCCCGCAGACCCTTTTGATAAGTATATACGTAGACATTTAGATGAAGAAGATTTAAAAAATTATGACAATGCTTTAAATGATGTAGAAACATCTAATATAGATCAAAGAGTCGAAGCAAATAGCACTATACAAGAGTTACAACAAAAAGCTCAAACCAACGGATCAGCTAAGGGTGATGTATGGAATGATGACAGATATTCTAGTACTAATTTAGATTCTGAAAATGCTGGTAGACAACCAGACCCTACTGTTAACCCAGACCAATTTGATGATTACGAAAAAGTAAGTTATGTCAAAGAAGTTAATGCAGTAGAAAATGTTATAGATCAAGCAAAAAAATCTCCAGATATACAATCCACATTATTTGATGAAGCTGACATTTTAAAAGAAGTTAGTGGCCCTATACATAATGCTGAAAAAATTACTAAAGATGTTATTAAAAGAGTTTCGGGTGGTGACAAAAATCTGGAAGAAATTTTTACAGAAGTTATAGATGATATTACTAAACAGATGTCAAAGAAATATAGTCCAGCAGATTATGAAGATTTAGCAATACAAGCTGTAAAAAGAGCTGAACCCATACTACAAAGAATAGGTGATTTTACAAAAGGTGATAGTACAAGTTTACTTAATACTTACAAAAAAAGTATTAGTAAAGGTACTAAATTAGGTACAAAAGAGTACAGACGTTACTCTTATGGTTTAGATAAAAATGGTAAGGCTAGATATATTGATACCATAGGCCCAATACAAAAAGATGCTAACATGATTATTCTTAAATCGTTAGCACAAACCATGTCTAACCTAGCTACAGGTTCATTAGAAATTAAGAACAAGCTAACAGTAATGAAAAACTTTGAAAAGTTAGCTGATCTTATGAAAGTAGTTACAGTTAAAACTAAAGAATATACATATGCTTGGGGTATTGATGGTCAACTACAACAAGGTAATGTTAAGTTACTTGATAAACTACAAGCTCGTAAACGTGGATCTGCTATAGCTGAGGCTGCAGCGGATGCTGATAAGTTACATGAAAATTTGATTGGTTTAGTAAAACAAGGGTACAAAACAGGTGATATGCAACCTGTTGAGGATCTTATAACTATATTTCACTTGTCAGATGGTGACGTATTAGCTATAGAAGATATAGCAACCTACCTAAAATCAAGAGTTTTTGGTGGTAGTTTTATGGGTTACACTGGTAAAAAAGGTCAAAGATTTAAAACTGTACCATCTAAAATGATACAAGAGCTATATGGTATATCATTTAATGGTCTGTTGGGTAGAATTAAAACACCTGTAAAGGCAGTTGCTAACACTGGATTTTTAGCTGTATATCCACAAGTAATGAAAGCGGTGGCGTTTATTAGTCCAGTAAGCCCATCTAAATTTATGAAAAAATCAGGCTTTCAAAACCCAGAACAGCTCAAAAGACAAACAGCATCAGCTTTATTTCAATTAGATGCAGCTACAAAAAATCTTAGTGATACTTTAAGTGTATTTGTTAGAAACTACAAGCTAGGATTAAAAGGTAAGGACATGGATTATGTTGGTAAGTACGCAATAGAAAGGCGTAGTGCTAACTGGAAAGGTCTTAAATATTTTAAAGATAAGTATGCTAACGATAAAATGACCGAACTAGGTTATAGCTTTGCTAATCTTTTACATAACTTTAACACAACACCAGTAGCAAGACACTCAACTATTGCTATGGGTGCTGGTGATGCTGCAGCAAGATATAATATTGGTATGCAGAGATTAGCTGAAGAAGCATTTAATGAAGCTATGGATATGGGTGTAGATATAGCAGATTTTAAAAAGTTTCAGCCAAAGTTTGAAGAGTTATTTGAAAAGAAAATATTTAGAATAAAAGATGTAGAACTAGATAATGGTACTACTATGAAAGTTAAGGTTGTTACAGACAGACTTGCTAAATTAGGTGGTGACAAAGCTACACTTACAAGTAACTTAGACGGTGTTGCTAAACAGTTTACTAACTTACTAGCTGCACTTCCAGGATCTTCACTATTTTTTAAATTTGTAACACCTGCAGTTAACGGTCTTAAGATTACATTTGACCACACACCTGCTGCACTTTTATTAAATAAACAGTATCATGCTATGTTACGTGGTGATATGGTAGAACTTGAAAAGCTAGGTATAACTGAAAGAACACTACCTGGGGCAATAGCAGAAATTGAAGGTAAAGTACAATTTGGTATGGGTCTAACAGCCTTATTTACCCTTCTAGCTATGCAAGGTAAGATAACAGGTGATCTACCTAGAGAGCCTGGAGAAAGAGAAATGTGGACACAAGCAGGTATAAAACCAACATCATTTTCATTTGGTGTGCCATTTAGCAATCAACGTGCTTATATAGATTATAGAGGTGCTGAGATATGGTCAAACATTGCTAGAACTGTAGCTAATCTAGTTGGAGATGCAGATATTTTAGGAGAATCTTTAGTTAGTGAAAACCTTACAAGAATATCTTTTGTTGCTGGTAGTTTGCTAGTGGACAATGGCCCTTTATCTGGATTAACTGATTTTGCTAACGTATTTTCTGCAGAAAAACCAGAAAGTCTTGTTACAGGCAGTCTTGCTAACGTAGGTGGTAGTTTTATGCCATATAGTGGTAGTTTTGCTGATTTTGCTGAACTTATAGATGGTAGTATGAAAGAATTAGTATCAGCTAATGAAAAAATAGCATATAGAGCCTCTATGATTAGACCAATGTTACCACAAAGATATGACATATATAATGAAGAGCGTGAGGCTAAAAAACTAAGAAACAGACCAGATAATGTCTTACTAAGATTATTTAGTATGATTTCTCCTATAGGTATAGATTTTGAAAAAGAAGATCCTGTTACTGATGCTTTAGTAGATATTAGATACAACGTCAACGCAAACCTTACACAAATAGATGGTGTAGAACTCACTGGCCCAGAGCAATCTGAGGTACAAAGAATACTTGCTACTGATAAACAGTTTAGATCAGAGCTAGAACGTGTTATAAATAGTAAACAGTTCCAAAGTAGTCTAGAAGCATACAAATCACAAAACAGAAAAGTTGATAAAGGTATGTTTTCTAAAGATGGAGTACTAGGACTTGTGGGTGACGAAGCGGGTGGCTATAACTATAAGAATGAGGTGTTCTATGAGTTAGTAGATGCCGTACATACAGACGCTAAGAAGAGAGCAATAGAGATAATGAAAGGCAACTATGCTGATAGTGGTGATCCTAAAACACTTACTAATAGGATTAATGAAAGAAAGACAAAGACACAACTACAACAAAACCAAGATTTCACCGTCAAGGATATTAACGAGGTCATAGAAGATCTCAGAAAACCTGGATATTAACCAATTCTTTAACATTGATTATCAATGGCAGTTACAACTAAAAAACAATTCGCTGCTACGTCTAATGCAACTACAACTGTATTTAGTCCAGTCAGCATACAACTGAACAACCAAAATGATCTAGATGTTTATGTCACATTGTCGGGTGGAACTAGAGTTTTACAGCTACGCCAGTCTACTGGTAGTGTTGCAACTTCTAATCACCCACAGGTGAACAACACAGATGGATTATACTTTCCTGCAGTATCTGCGGGTACAACTTTATATAACTACCAACTTTCCAGCGATAGCAACACCATTACGTTCAACTCTGCACTACCTAGTGGGGCAGTAGTATTTTGTGAGCGTAGGACAAGAGATGCAGATAGTTCATATACTACATTTGCTAGTGGCAGTACAATAAGAGCTACTGACCTTAACAACTCATCTACTGAATCTAATTTTACAGCACAAGATGCTAGAAACAAAGCATTAGAAATAGAAGGGGCATTATTTAATGGAGGTGATATAACATCTAATTTTGTTACATCAGAAAAAATAATAGATGGTTCTATTCTTGATGCTGATATAAACGCAAATGCAAATATACAAGGTTCTAAATTAGCTAATGATTCTGTAAGTTTAGATAAATTAGGTAGTGGCACTCTTCCTAGTGACATTACAGTAGACGCTAATAATATACCAACTGGTACATTTGATGGTAGATATTATACAGAAACTGAATTAGATGGAGGTCAACTAGACAACAGATATTATACAGAAACAGAACTAGATGCAGGTCAGTTAGATAATAGATACTATACCGAAACAGAGTTAAATGCTGGACAACTGGATACTAGGTATTTTACTGAAACTGAACTTACCTCTGGTGGGGTACTTGATGGTAACTATTACACAGAAACAGAGCTAGATGCAGGTCAACTTGACACTAGGTATTTTACAGAAACAGAATTAACCTCTGGTGGGGCTTTGGATAGTAGATACTATACAGAAACCGAACTTGATGGAGGTGCTCTTGATAGTTTATACCTTAGTGAAGCACAGGCAGATGCTAGGTATTTTAACATATCTACTGGAGACACTATTAAAGATGGTGATGTATTTCCAGACAACGATACAACTATTGCTACAACAGCAGCTATCAATGACAGGATTATTGATTTAATTGATGATGTTGGTGGTTTTGTACCGATAGCAAACGAAACAAGTTTTCCTACAGCAAATCCAGATGCAAACAACGGTGCTGGTACTATTGTTTCTGTTAAAACAGCATCAACTACTTTAACTCCAAGTGGCACTACAGTTACTATTACTAATGGTGCTGGAACTGGTAATACAGTTACAATTACAGGAGTAACAAATCCTATACCTCAAAATTTAGGATTTTTAGTAGAAACAACAACTACATTACATACATATACATTTCATAGATTAGTACCTGATGCAACACAGGTTTCAACAATTGCTAGTAACATAGGAAATATAAATACAGTTAATTCTAATGCTTCTAATATTAGTACAACAGCAAATGATATTACTAACGTAAATACTGTTGCAGGTAGTATTGGTAACGTAAATACTGTTGGTGCAAATATTGTAAATGTAAATGCTGTAGCTAATTCTTTAGGAGCTGCACAAACATTTACTGTAACTGTATCAAGTGGTGTTTTCTATATAAATGGTGTAGCTAACCCTTCTTTAACTTTAACTAGAGGTTTTACTTACACATTTGACCAATCTGATAGTACTAATAATAATCATCCACTAGCATTTAGAGATAGTAGTAACGCTTCATATACCACAGGTGTAACAGTAAATGGAACAGCAGGTCAATCTGGATCTTCAGTAGTCTTTGCTGTACCATCAAATGCACCAAGCTCGCTGTTATATTACTGTACTCAACACGGTAATAGTATGGGTAACACCATATCAATTATTGATGACACGATAGGTATAGTTGCTGGAAACATAGGAAACGTAAATACTACTGCTGGTAACATAACCAACGTAAATAATGTTGGTAATTCAATAACAAACGTAAACACAGTTGCAAGTAATCTTGGTACTGTTAATGACTTTGCAGCTAGATATAGCTCAGGTGCTAGTAACCCAACTACTAATTTAGATACAGGAGATTTATTCTTTAACACTACTGCTAACGAATTAAAAATTTATAATGGTAGTTCTTGGCAAGGTGGTGTTACAGCTCAAGGAAGTCTTTACAATAATAACAGTGTTGATACACATTTAAATCAAAGTAATCCTACATCAGGATATGTACTTAGTTGGAATGGTAGTGACTATGCATGGGTAGACAATGCAGGATTTACTAATACTGACGTTGACACACATTTAAACCAAAGTAACCCAACTTCAGGTTATGTACTTAGTTGGAATGGTTCAGATTATGCATGGGTAGCTAGTACAGATACAACTTACACTGCTGGATCAGGTTTAACACTTACTGGAACTTCATTTTCTGTTGATACTCTTAACCAAAATACTACGGGTACTTCGGGAGGTTTTACAGCTGGTGATGCTACAAATTTAAATGCTGGAACAATACCAGACCAAAGGTTCCCAGCCACACTTCCAGCAACCAGTGGAGCAAATTTATCAAATTTAAATGCATCTAATTTAACCTCTGGAACAATACCAGCTGCTGCATTTCCTGATCCACTACCAGCAATTAGTGGAGCTAACTTAACAAATCTTCCTTCAAGTGGTGGAGGTTTAATTGGTGGAGGTACTGACGAATTATTTATCGAGTCAGATAATGTAATGAGTACCAACTTTACAACAGGAACAAATAAGAATTACATTAATCTTCTTCCATTATCAGTTAACGCCACATTAACTGTAACAGACGGAAGTTTTATACAGTTCGTATCAGTTTAAGCCTATGTTAAGTAAATTAATTTTCCTTCTGTCCTTGACAGAATTAACAGGCTCTGGTGGTGAACAGTTATTTATAGAAGCAGATAATCAAGTTAGTAACAATTTTACAACAACTAACAACAACAACTACCTTGCAATTAGTCCAATTAGTATTACATCTGGTTCTGTTTTAACTGTAACAGATGGATCTATTATAGACTTTTATTAAAAAATATTATTATGTCAAAATTAAACGTTAACGAATTAGAAGCTAATGGCACTAATAGCAATTTAAAAGTTGTTAGTAAGGGTACTACTGGAGTGGCTGAAGTTACAGGTGCAGATAATGATGCTGCTTTACAACTTAACTGTTCTACTCAAAATCATGGCGTTAAACTAAAAGCTCCAGCCGATAGTGCTGGTCAAAACTATACACTAGCTCTACCTGATAATCAGATAGCAGCTAATAAACTAATAAAGGTAAAAAATATAACTGGAAGTGGAACTACTGCTGAAGGTCAGCTTGAGTTTGTTGATACACCGCCTACTGCTTATACAAACTTAGATGCTGCTAATGTAACCTCTGGAGTGTTTCCTGATGCTAGAATAGGTGGTATTTCAGCTACTGGTGGAGGTGGCCTTAAATTAATAACTAAAACGGTAGTACCTTCTGGAACTGATACAAATTTCATTGCATTTAATGGACTTGAAGACAATGGGCATTATTTAATAATAGCCAAGCACATAAAATGGACTAGCACTATGCAATACATGTACACTAAGTTTTTAGGTGCAAACGGAGCTCAATTAACAGATGCAGGTACTGCTGGTGGTACTAATAATCTATCTTATGTTTGTTGGAACAATCGAAGGAGTTTACAAAATTATCACGATGGTCAAAATGGAACAACTCAAGCTATAGAGATCAACGCTGATAGTAGTGGTTCAAACATGTATATGAGGATGGAACTTTTTACAGGTACTGATCGTGTTTACTTTTTTTCGTACGGTCAGGTAATGGATCATACATATCCATATTATTTTGTTACTGAAGCTAATTTATACCAACCAAGTGCTGGAACAAGAGTACATGGTATACAATTTGGTGGAGGTGGAACTGGAAGTTACAACTTTACCAATCCTACAACGTTCTTACTTTATCAATATATGGATTCTTAATTATGTCAAAAATAAAAATTAATGAGGTTGAATCTCTCTCAAGTAATGGAGATTTAGAATTGACGCCAAACGGTACTGGTGTTGTTGAGATAAAAAGTGACGAAACTGATGGAGCTTTACAACTTAATTCTACTGGAAATAATAGTAAAACAAAAATTAAATCACCACCTAGCACTGCTGCTCAAGACTATACATTGATTCTACCTGATAATCAGATAGCTCAAGATAAGTACTTACAAGTAGCAAGTGTCACAGGAAGCGGATCTACAGCTGTAGGGCAACTACAGTATGCAACAGTTACACCACCTAATACAAATTTAGACGCAGCACAGGTAACAAATGGAGTTTTGGATGCTGCTCGATTACCTTCACCTTTGCCTGCAACAGCTGGTCTTGGACTTAAACATGTGAGTACAACAACTACAACTTCACAAGTTTACTCAGTTGAAGTTCAAAATTTAGAAGTTGATTCAGTGTATCGAATAGTAGTTAGAAATCTGCATTATAACGGAACTTCTACTAGGACAAATATACGATTTTTAGATACAAGTAATGTTGAATTTAATTCTAGCTATAGCCCTCCAGCATATTACAATGCTATAAGGTACTACAGTTATGGTTATAATCCAGGTGGTTATACCAATCGATTCCAACAAAGTGATATTCAGATAGATGGAGACGGGAGTGGTTCTAATCATTACGCATTAGGTTTTGTAGCTGATTTATTTACTGGAACAACAACAAACATGATAGCTGCTGGAATACATATAAAGGCTACTCGACCATATAACTCCAACGCATTCAACGCATATACTAACGCAAAACTATACGCCCCAAGCGTGCATGGGCCAATAGGTGGTTTTAAAATATATAATGCTATTGGTTATAATTTTAATACTGGTTTTCAAATTTCAGTATACAAATATATGGAGGCTTAAATTATGTCAAAAATAAAAGTTGATGAAATAGAAAGTAGCAGTTCAAATGTTAAACTTTCTCCTAAAGGTACAGGACTGGTAAAAGTTAAAGCCGCTGGCGGTGCAGATGGTACATTACAACTTACCTCTGGTGGTGGAACACACGCAGTAAAAATAAAATCACCACCTGACAGTGCTGGTCAATCTCATACTATGATATTACCAGACAATAATGCTGTAGCAGATGGACACTTACATGTTAAAAGTGTCACAGGAAGTGGAGCAACAGCTGTAGGACAACTAGAATTTAAAACTTTTGCTACAGTAGACACTTCTAACATGGCTACGTCTAGTTTTACAACAGGAGAATTACCTGGTTCAGCTCTTCCTACACAAACAGCAGCAAATGGGGCAGCATTAAAACTTGTAAGTAACTCAGTACTAACAACAACTGCTTCCTATATTGAATTTGCAGATTTAGCAGAAGAAAATTACTATTATATAGTTGGAAAAAAACTTATACCAACCAGTTCAGGCGGTGCAGCACCATATATTAGTTTTTATGATATTCATGGCAACCAATCATTTTGTAACTACAGAAAGGATTATGGTTACACTACTTCAGGGTCTAACAATAACTATACTAGTCAAAGTAAAGTACTGTTAGAATACCAAGATAAATCATCATATTGGACTAACGGCACAGGTGTTTTTACTATGGATTTAAGTGTTGGAAAATCTAATGATTTCGCTAGATGTTATTTTTTTATAAGTCTAGGTGAACCAAGTGATAATACGACTTCATATTTCCGAGCAAATGGTCATAGACTTACTAACTATGGTAATGCGTGGGGTAGAGTCAGAATATACGCTGGCCCAAACGCTGGTAATACTTGGGCTGTTGGAACAGAAATCCAACTTTTTCAATACTTAAAAACTTAATTAATTAATTAACATTATGAACAAAATGGTAAATGGCGTAATAATTGCCATGACAGATGCAGAAATTGCAGAATTTAATGCAAGTCTTCCAACAGCTGATGAGATTCTTGCACAAAAATGGGAAGCAGTAAGAGCACAAAGAGACGGTAAACTTTTACAAACGGACTGGAGAGCTGGTAGTGATCTTACACTATCTGATGCTTGGAAGACATATCGTCAAGCACTCAGAGATGTACCTACTCAGTCAGACCCAGATAACATCACTTGGCCGACAGAGCCTAGCTAACTTATAAAATATGGAATTACCAGTTTTATATTTACCAGATGCTTACGACTTTCCAAATTTTGAATTTGAATTACCTATAGGAGAAATACCACAGTA